CCGACAAGTTCTTCACTGGGTGGAAGGCTGCGACGCCAAAACACAACGACTTCATCCGTGCCATCGTTCACTCGCCCATGCATGTCATTGTGACGGTGCGACAGAAGGATGACTACGTGATCGGCACAGATGTCAATGGAAAAAGTGCACCTCAGAAAGTGGGCATGGCACTGATTCAGCGCAAGGAGTTCGAGTATGAGTTCAATGCTGTCGGCATCTTCGATATTGACCATACTCTACGGTTCCAGTGGAGTGCGATTGACTTTCTCCCAAATGGAACAGTTGTGCCAGCCTTTGATCCCGGCCTCGAAGGTGCCATCGACCTCGGCTCTGCCATCGGCAAATGGCTCAACCAAGGCGACGAAGCGTGGACACCCCCGACGTTCAAGAAAGCCTTCTACGTCAGCGGCAAAGAGTACCTCACCTCGGGTATCGAGCGTGAAACCTTCGTCAAAGCCCTCAACCTCGGCACCGCTCTTGACGCCGCGACGAAACGAGGCACAGCCAAGACGCTCATTGCGTCAGCAACTGGCAAGGCAAACCTTGCAGACCTCACGGCTCCTGAAGCTACCATCTTGATCGAGAAGCTTGAGGAGGCTGTCGCAACGGCAGAGGAGGCGAAGCGTGTACTCAAATCGGCTTAACCTCCCTGCTCCCCTGGTCAGGGCTGCCGAGAAGGCTCGCGAGGGCTATTCGAAAGGTGCTGCGAAGTACAGCGTCACCGAGTTGATCGGTCCTCCCCGTGAGGCAGCGTTGATGCGGGTGTATGGTCAGTTCATCACGGAGGACATCGCTGACGTACTCACGGCGATGTATGGCTCGCTGATACATAAGATCATCGAGCTTGGCGGGCCTGGTCCTGAAGGGGCTGTACTTGAAGAACGCATCTTTGCGGAAGTGGATGGCATCCTCATCAGTGGTGCTATGGACCATACTTTGTTCTATCCCGATGGTGCGATCGAGGATTGGAAGTTCACTGCAACCTACTCTGTACTTGGAAAGGTGAAGGCAGAGTGGGAAGCCCAGTTGAACCTCTACAAGTTCCTGCGCGAGACACAGGGACACATCATCACCAAGCTTCGCATCGTGGCTTTGCTTCGTGACTGGTCGATTGCTCAGGCGCGGCAGGCTGGCCATGCTTGGGAATATACATATCGTGATGATAACACCATCGACGTGTTCCGTTCTCCCGATCCTGAACAACCCAACGAGGAGGCTGAGCGGCGCTATCCCGCACAGGGGCAGAAAACACTTGACGTTCCCGTGTGGGACCCCGTACACACCTTCGATTACCTCCGTACTCGCATCCAACTCCATCTTGAAGCCGACAAGTGGGCAGAAGCTGAAGCCGACAAGTGGACAGAAGCCTTGTCAACGAAGCAACGTTACGAAGGTCTTGAACCTTACTGCTCCGATGAGGAGCGGTGGACACGTCCAGTCAAATGGGCGCACATGAAGCACAGTCGCAAAACAGCCGTGCATCTCTACCAGACGGAAGAAGAAGCACACTTTGCAGCCAACGCGGCCCCTGGGTCATATGTGGAGATGAGAGGCGGCGAACGGACACGATGCCTTGACTGGTGCGTGCCCGGACGAGCGGGCCTCTGTACACAATGGAACGCGGATCGACCGACAGGAAAGGTGACGCCAACCATGGAGAACGTGTATGAATAACGCTGGAAAAGAGGGACTGCCAGCCGAGTTGGAGATTCAGGCTTTGGTGCCGACTGAGGGTAACGAGGAGCAACCAATTATCTTAGCTATCGTGCTCACATCGGCACCAAAGTTTCCGTTCAACTTCGTGTTCGAGACGAAAGATCCCAAGCTTGTCTCGCGCATGGCTTCGGAACTTGTGGACATCGCGGAACGCATGATCGCACATCCTGCCAACGAGGAGTTCACGGGGACACACGTAGGTACCGACAGCGGTACTGACAACGCAACGAAAGGACACTAATCCTATGCCCCAACAGGCAAATGCTGAGCAGGACGAGTTCGACGCCGCAGCGGAGGCTGCGGTGGCTGTGAGTGGCTATGAAGCGACGTTGCTGATGCCCGCACAGGATCAGCGCGAGTACACCCTGGTGCCCCGCAACACGCTGTGCACCTTGAAAATCCTGGGCTTCGAGTTGGCGACGCAGAATCCTGCGAAGCCTGCAATCATCTGTCGCCTGGGTGTGGACGCTCCCGAGCAGTACGCGAACGGGGCGAGCACGTTCAGCACCTTCTTGAGCCTCAACTCGACCATCGGTGAAGGGAAGAAGTCGAGCGGCTGGATCATGACGGTGATGCAGTTGGCCTGGCTGTACGCCGGGGCCGAGCAGGTTACGTCGGACGAGGGGAAGGAGAAGATGGTCAACGCCGTCCTCCGTCAGTTCCCGCACATCGAGTTGGAGGACTATCCGGCCTTCCACGCGATGCTCGTGCAGAACGCCAATGAGTTGCTGAAGGGCGCGACGTTTAAGACGAAGATCGGAGTGCAGTTGGGCAAGCAGAAGCCCGACTCGACCGAGAAGTACCCCGACAAGCAGACCCTCGGGACGATCGACTACCCGAAGGCAGGCAAGTAACATGAGCAACGCTGCCCACGCCCTGGATCGGTTACACGAGCCGCTCAAAGGCCAGACGTGTAGTGGGTTTGACTCCCATGTGGGCAGCGCCAATCATGGTCGCAATCGTCTAACTGGACAGGTACCCGTCGTGGGTGATGTAGGTTCGAGTCCTACTTGCGACCCTTCTGGTAGCACGCGGTCAGCGCGGCGATTAAGCGTCCCTCCGAGGACGCATCGCGGCGGGTGCGAATCCCGTCTGCTGCCCTCTCATTCTGACATGGCGGATAAGCTCTCAGTACGGACTGTAAGGATGACCACGCTGAATAAGCGGTTGTCACGACCAAACCAGACGTACTGCATCGGGAGCAAAGAGGGAACACGCCATCCAACGCGATCCGAAAGTGTCTGTAGAGCGGTCAGGCACGCGCGGAGGAATGGTCCGCCCCACTCATGTGTCGCGCAGGCCACGCGACCTTCCCTCCGGATTAGGGTGACCGCACCAGAAAACCGGTACCTCACGATGGTGGCCAGAGCCCCCCGTTATGAGCGGGGGGCTACGCCATGATCTACCGAGACTACGTTGAAGAAAGGAAGTCCCATGGCGCGCTCTGTCACATCTGTCCATTCAAGGGTCAACGCCGTGCAGGTCACGATGGACCGGCAGAGGCGGACCATATCTACATCCTTGACACGCCAACTCGCGGAGATTCGGAAAATCTACTCGGTAAAACGCGGTATGGACGCATCCTCAATGATAAGGTTGGATATTTTGTCAAGAAGAATTATCTCGCTCCGCTGGGCCTTGTGGAGTTGGTCGTAAATGACAAGAAACCAGAGTACCCACGCATTGGCAAGCTCAAAGTCCACATCATGTCCGTCACCATGTGCCATCCACCAGATATCCGAAATCTGAATAACGCAGTCGTGCGCAAGGCGGTGAAATGCTGTGCCGATTCAGCACGTTGGTTCCTGAACGAGCGCATCGCTGCCAACCCGAACATCATGCTCAACCCCGCAGGGGCTATCGCACTCTCACTCGTACGCAGCATGGAGACACCCATCGAACCCTATCGTGGGCGCTTCCTGGTGAAAGCCAAAGAGCCTTTTGCCTACGAAGATGAAAATGTAATTGCAAGTGTAGTGTTGCGGGGCGCGAAGCCCAAGGAGGCATGGTGGCCAGGCGTAGAGAGTGGATTGAAGCACTGGATAAAACTCTGGCGGAAGCTAGAGCGCGATATCGTGAAGCGTTCTGGGAAGGCTATGGAAACGCAGCTTTTGTTGGACAACCCATGGCTCGTGGAGTGGACGAAGGTGTGGAAGAAGCAGAAGGCAGTACGAGCCAAGGCAGCGAAAGACCCACAATGCATCCTCATCTGAACTGTCCGCTATGTCCCGCGTACGGTGTAGTGTCACACGGTGAACTCGATCATCGTGAGTTGACGTTGTTCCTCGTTGAGCATGGTCACAGCCGCAACTGGCAAGACGTAGCGGCCAAGCTCTTGAAGCAGTTCACCCTAACCAAGAAGGAGAAGTCCAATGCGTAGATTCACATTCGTACTCGGTTTCTTACTGCTCGCAGCCCCTGCGAGTGCGGCATCCCTCCGTATCTGCATGGTTGATCCGCTTCCCGCTGATACTGAAACGCTAGAGTTTTCCATCGACGCGGCAGTCATCGCTGCCGATCTGCTACCAGGAAGCACGCTCACAGGAACCACACGCTGCAAAATCATTCCATTCCCCGCCACACTCACACGTGGCGATCATGCAGCTACAATACGTGCATTCAATGTCATTGGCGAAGGGGGTCCGGTGTCCGCACCGGTCACGTTTCGTGCGCCTACTATCCCTGCCGGGGTCACGAACGTTACGGTTCAGGCTGTCGCACCCTGACGGCACAGTCAGAACGACAATCGAGGAGGTGCAACGATGAGCATAGCTGATACAAAAAGAGAACGATGTGAACATTGCACAGGCTTAATGCCACGCACCTATCGACGGTCACTCAATGCGATGCATGTCAAGACTCTGTACTGGTTCTACGAATCACCAACGTTCAGTCGTATGACCAGTAGCAAGTCGGGGCATCGCATTCAGCCCCTATACTCTGCATACGACAAGCTTTCCTTCTGGGGCTTGATTCACCAGGACAAGGATGTGTTTGCTAAGTGGTGGTTGACACGCCTCGGACAAGATTTTGTCGAGGACAAGTGTACTGTACCACGCACATTGCTGATACGCGCAGGCATTGTACTTGGTGAAGCGCCAGGTACAAAACAAGTCTCAGCGGATTGGCTCATGCGAAACACGAAGTGTCAGTATGAGGGTCCGAGGGATCGCAGGCTAGAGGAGGCGGTATGAACGAGGGCATGACACACTTCATCGGTGATGACTGTGATCCTCCCCATGCACAGATTGGTGGGGAGGGTGACGAACGAGTACTCAGCAAGTCGGAGTACCGCCGTATCGAGGTGCAGAAAACCAGCCAGTGGACTGACAAGGAGAAGGAGGCAATCCAGCACTGGACTGACACGCCCCCGAAACCACCGGAGTGGGTCACAGCCTACACGGTAGGCTCCTCGATCTACCACGAAGGGTGGGAGTCCTTCATTCGACACGTTGGGCAAGAAGATGGGCATTGGCTCGTGCTCATTGAGCCCGTACGGAAGATGAACCGTGCTGCTCGAAGGCGGGAAGGGAGGAATACGCGATGACGTTTACTGCTTGGCTGCGTAAACAGGTATGGCGAGATGATCCAGTTGGTGATCTCGCTAGGGATGTTGTCGTAGACCCAACATGGCCGCGCACACGTGGATATTTTGGCTTTCATCTGTATCTTCGGAAGCTAGCTGCATGTGAGGGAGCCCAACGCACCTTGTCTCAAGCATGGGCTGAGTGGTCGCAAAGATGAGGGTCGAGCACATTCCTGATGTCACACCTCGCTTCGTGTCTCGTGAAACAACGACACGTCAAGAGTACTGTACCTATATTTCAAAGCTCGAAAATGAACGCTCTTGTTGGGAGTCTCGCATTCGTGTGTGCCAGGAACGTGAGTTCATGTACAAGAAGATGGTGAATGACATGGCCGCATTCCTCATGGCGACATTCCAAAGCGGGCATGAAACCGTCAGCGAAAATGCGGCCAAGGCTGGCGAGCTAATCGAAGCCATTCAAGCATGCATGCGAAGGCTTGAAGCATGAGGCCGTCTGGCACCCTCGTTCTGCCGATGTTGAATCCGAACCAGTTCTTCTCCAGTTCGGTCCTCTCGTTCACTGCTGCCGAGGACTGGAAGAAGGCGATACGGATTCAGCGTGACGGGCCGACGAGGGTGCCACTCCCAATGGAGGAGTGGCAGTGGCGTCCAAGTGTGCATGATGTTAAGTCATACTTTTGGCGTATGACTGCTTTTCTTGATAACACTATTAATGGCTTTGGTGATCCCGGCCCGTGGTCCATCGACTTCGAGGCCACCCTCAAACGCGAGATTGTATGTCTCGGGATATGGAGTTGTCATGAACCTACCAAACATCGCGGTATCGTCATCCCTTTCCTTTCCCAAGGTGGGGTGCCCTACTGGAGTCCTGAAGATGAACTCGTCGTACTTGATCTGGTGCGGGCCTTCTTCACTGATGCGCGTCGGCACAAGATCGGCCAGAACACGGTCGGCTACGACACCGGGTACCCGCCCTTCAACCAACGCTCTCTCATCAAGCAAGCGTGGGGCATAGATGTCGCAGGCATCCTTGGTGACACGATGGTGGCGCACCACGTCTGCTTCCCAGAGTTGCGTCACGGACTTGCATTCCTCTCATCCATTTCCACGGATCTTGGACCTTACAAGGAAGAACTCTGGGATGCGGAACAAGGTCAAGAGGACGACGCAGAGAAGGACTGGACCCGTATCCTCGAACGCTCTGACATGAAGGTGCGGGTGTACTGTGGCAAGGATTGCTACGCGCAAGCGGAGGTATGGAATGCGTTGGCCTTGGAGATGGCGCCATAAGGAGGCATATGTGAAGGTGAGAATGATTATTCCGGAACCGGCAACGGTACACTGTTTCAACTGCGAGAAAAATGTAGACAAGATTGCGCGGTTCCAAGGTCCCAAGGTGTGGGATACGTATACGAGCTACATGCCGCGTATTACACATATTGATTTATGTCAGGAGTGTCTCAACCAAGGATTGAGCGCGCTTGGACCTGTCAATGACACGTAGAGACTTCCTCGGCGCCCTCATTGGCGGGATGGCTGTCACCGCAGCGGGGCTCTATCTCCCAGGCACCAAGGTGTTCTCATTCCCAAGCGTCATCGTACCCGTAGGTGCATTTTCACTTGAAAGCTTCGACGCCATACTCAAGGCAGTATACCGAGACATGGTGTTAGACTTGTTGCAACAGGAACCGACGTTCTACGCGCGGTTCCGTGGAGAGGAGATGTCGTGGACTTCGTTGGATTCCCCAAGATCGCCCGCTACTCACGGCCTTGCATTGTCACCGAAAAGATTGACGGTACCAATGCCCAGGTATGGATACCCACTGAGGAGCAACGCGCCGAACTCCCCGACAAATGGCGTGCTCTCCCTATCATTGTAGCCTCGCGCTCACGGTGGATGTACCCACCTGATGACAACCATGGCTTCGCGAAATGGGCCTATGAAAACGCAGAATGTCTACTTGAACTCGGGCCTGGCCATCACTTCGGGGAGTGGTGGGGGCAAGGCATTCAACGCAAGTATGGGCTTACCGAACGTCGTTTCAGCTTGTTCAACACCGAGCGTTGGCGTGAGAGTCGCCCGGCATGCTGCCATGTCGTACCTGTGCTTTGGGAGGGCTTGTTCGATGACCTCCAGGTGCAGACACACATCGACCAGTTGCGCGATGGTGGGAGCGTTGCGGCCCCCGGCTTCATGAAGCCCGAGGGCATCGTCATCTTCCATCCTGCATCGGGCCGTGCGTTCAAGAAAACAGTCGAGAAAGACGAGCAACATAAGGTCGCAACGTGGGCATGAACTGTCGGCACATTCACGATTACATCGGGCTCCCACTCTTGCCCATTGTGCAGGATCTTGGGTTGCGTGGTATCCCGGTCAATCTTGCGACACGCGATGCGCTGCTCGACACGCTGAACCGCAGAGTCGGGGTCCTCGACCTACGCTTGATGCAATCGGGCATCGAGAACCCTAGCTCCGACTTGAAACTCGGGCTCGAACTACGGGCACTCGGTGTGCCCTTGACGGCAATGACGCCAGGAGGAGGCCAGTATAAACTTGACTCAGAAATCCTAGGACGGAAGAACTACGACCTCAACACAAAGTACATCGAAGCTGGCAAGCCACCACGTTTCCCATTCATTCCTGACTTGTTGCTCCGCAACAAGTTGTCCAAAGCCTGCGAATGTCTCAACGCCATTGGCGTCTGTGATGACGGGCTGATCCGCACCGCACTCAAGTCCTGTCACACGGCGACAGCGCGCTATGCGAGTAGCGGATTCGGGCGCAAGGGGAAGCCGGGGTTCTGTCCAGTATGCCGTGTATGGGGAGAGCATGGAACCAATCTACAAAATATCAGCCGAGGATGTAGCATCTGCGGATCACCGCCAGCAAAGTGTGTTTGCCCAAGCGGAGGCATTCATATCAAGTCTATTTTCCAAGCTTGGCCTGGTTGGCGGCTTGGCGAATGGGACTACAGTGCCCTTGAGCTTAGAGTCATGGCGTATCGAATCCGTTGCCGTAAGCTCATCGAACGTCTCGAATCAGGTATTGATCTCCATACTCTGCACGCCAAGATCATGTTCCCCGGTCTGGAGATTACTACGCGCCGTAGGACCCTGGCTAAGAACTTCATCTATGCCATTCGCGGAGCGGGCGGGAATCGTGCCGTCCAGCGGGTCCTAGCGCAACAAGGAGAGTACATTGAACTCCATGAAATCCAACAGTGGCGGCTCCGCATCTTTGCAGAGTATCCTGAAATTCCAGCGTGGATTGAAGAAGTTGGTGCTGAGCTTACCCGAGCAGGTACAAGTGGAGAACGTCGTATCATACGTAATGCTTTCGGACGGCCGCGTGTACTACTGGGATATGAACCTATCAAGGAAGCCCTTGCCACCGAAATCTCAGGAACATCTGCTGACATCATGAACTGTGTGGCCGTGCGCCTTGCGTACGAACAGCCTGAACACTTTCAGTATGTCGTCCTTCAAGTTCACGATTCATGGCTTGTGCATGCACCAGAGGGTATCTTTCCTACCGTGATGAACGCCGTGCGGTCTGAAATGGAACGTCCAGTGTGGCATTGGGATCGTTTTGCCACCTATCCAGTCGAAGCGAAAGCGGGGGAGCGGTGGTCAGACTTGACCGCCTGGCAGGAGGCAGCATGAGGTCAGCATGGAGTTAACGGAGGACCCATTCAAATGGATGACACTACGCACCCTGCGCCGCGACGTACCGCCCGAGGTCAAGTTCCTGTGGGGGGACAAGACGAATGGGCTCTTGCAAGAGCGCAGCTTCATGCTGCTGCACAGTGCGGAGAAGCAGGGCAAGTCGATGTTCATGTTGAACCTCGCCATAGCCGGTGCCCGTGGCGATGCGGACTTCCTGGGCTTTACCTTGCGCCCTGGTGGGTTCAAGACGGTGATCCTCCAGTGTGAGGTCCACCTTCGTGCGATGTACGAACGCTTCGAGGAGATGCTCAAGACGGGAGAACTCACCGATGAACAAGCTGATCGTATTGTCATCAACGGCTATCGCGCGGTTACGCTCTCGAATGACGACATGTTTTCGTTCTTCAAGTTCAAGCTTACCCAGTTCCAACCTGACCTCGTTGTTATTGACCCACTGGCACATATGCTCACGGAGGACGAGAATAGTAACGTGGCGGTGGGAAAGGGGCTTGCTCCTCTGCTCAAGCTGCGGGACAATCCTGGCTGCGCCATCGCCGTCGTCCATCACGACTCTAAAGCAAGCGAGTCATCGGGTAAGAGTGGCGGCTCCGCTCGCCCACCCCAACAACGTAGCCGAGGGGCGAATCGGCTTACCGCTGACCCTGACTCCATTCTCTCGCTCTCGCCTACGAAACGTAGTGGTGGCCCGACAGCTAAGATGTTCTGTATGCCGCGCTATGGACGAACCATGCCCCCACTTCGGGTTCGACTCAACGAAGATACGTTCTGGTTTGAACGCTATTCTCCAGAGAGTGAGCACGGAGAAGTCTTGGTGGACATCATTACGAAAGCGGGTGGCAAGATCGACGAGGATGACTTCATCGCGGACGCCGAGGAAGCGTGGGCGGTGAAAGATTCGCAGGGGCGTCATCGTACGGCAAAGGGACGCATCGAACGTGCGGTACTCGATGGTGTGATCCTACGCCATGAGTCTGACGATGGCATCTACTACACCATTGGGAAGGTGAAAGAGGAGGACGAGGAATGATCTATCTCATTGGCTCGCTCAGATCACAACGGGTACCTGAGGTGGCACAGGATTTGCGCGCCCTCGAATACGATGTGTTCGATGACTGGTTTGCTGTCGGCCCCGAGGCTGACGATTACTGGCGTACCTACGAGAAGGGTAAGGGCAATAGCTTTCTTGCAGGATTGCAAGGGGCGGCTGCCGAGAACGTGTACAACTTCGACAAGCGTCATCTTGATGCCTCAGACGTAGCAGTACTGGTAGCTCCTGCTGGCAAATCCGCCCATCTTGAGCTAGGCTACATGATCGGTAGCGGCAAACGCGGATACATTTTCCTCCCTCCTCAAGACGAGGAGCCAGAAAGGTGGGACATCATGTACAAGTTTGCAACAGGGATCACTGCCGACTTCAGCGAGTTGGTGTGCTTGCTCGGCCCGGTGGAATCATGCTGAACACCGAACAGGCAGAGGTACTCGGGCTGTTCATGGACATGCTCAAAGCACCAACCGGTGACGGCGGCGTGAAGCGTGCCCTTGGGCAGAAGGTCTGTTGGAAGGATGACACCTCTCACGAGGCTGCTATCTTCTCGCACCTCAACAAGTGGAAGCACGGCGAGCGTCGTGATGCCACGAGCGGCGCGCATCCCTTGGTGCACCTGGCATGGCGTGCACTGGCGATTGCGTGGCAGGAGTCACAGACTGTACCAGAGCCCATTGTCCAAACAATCCCCAAGCAAGTCATCGAGCAATTCCAGCATGCGCGCTTCGATCCCAGCGACCCGCGACTCCTGCCGGTCTATCGCGATGTAATCTCCAGCGACCAGGACGACATTGCCGATGCTCTCTCGGCCATTGCGTTTGCTGGCAAGACGGAAGCCGAACGGCGGGCCGACAGCTTGGAACAGCAACGCATGGTAGCCGACGCCAAGTACCGCGACACGCACCCCGTTGAGCATCCCGATCCCGAGGGGCTCAGGGCTGCGCGTGCGCGCAATAGGATACTGGACTGATGGCCGCGTTCATCGGTCGGTTGCTCGCACTCATGTTCGTGCTCACGGCGTTCGCTGCCATTGCAACCTGTGGCAGTCTCCTTGCAGGTTGCACACAGCCACTGATCCCTGTCGAGGACCAGTGGAAGATTGAGGAGTGGGGTACACCACTTCCCTTCCCGAGTCCAGCATTGGACTGGCAAGGCGGTTGGGGTGGAGGGCCAGCGCATGAGTAAGCCACGGCGCCACTTGTTCATTCCCGACACTCAGATACAGCCGGGAGTGAGAATAACGCACATCACTGCTCTCGGTAACTACATCGCGGACTGGAAGCCCGAGGTCATCGTCATCGGGGGCGACTGGTACGACATGAAGTCCTTGTGCGTGTACGACCGTGATCTTGCGGGCGTGTCGCAACGACGCTACCAGCAGGACATCAACGCGGGGAACGCAGGCATCGACGCGCTCATGAAGCCGTGGGTAGACGACAAGAAGTACACGCCCCGACTGGTGTACACCATGGGCAACCACGAGGAGCGTGCCCAACGTCTCACCGATATGCAGCCACAGCTACGTGGGGCAATCGAAATGCCAGGTGCGTACGCTAAAGCGCGAGGCTGGGAGATTCATCCTTACCTCGCACCTGTTGTCATCGACGGGATCGCGTATGCCCATCTATTCGTGAAAGGTGCCAATGGCCGGGTCGTCAATAAACGCTTTGGCGCGGCGAACGCACGGACTCAAGTACTGCGTGAGATGCGGTCTTGTACTTCCGGGCACAAGCCGGGTTTGGATGTGCACATTCAACCGATCGGTGTTGGTTCCTTGCGTGGAGTCATCGCTGGTTCCTTCTACCAACACGAAGAAGAATACATGTCCCTCCAAGGAACCACCTACTGGCGTGGCGTCCTCATGAAGCATGAGGTGCACCGTGGTGACTACTCGCTGATGGAAGTCAGCCTTAAGTATCTCCTACGCCGATGGCTCTAGCCAAGGTTATCCCCTTCGTGTTCAACAAGAACCACGCCTGCTTTCCACTTGCACTCAAGTACAACGGTGCGTGCCCGCTGTGCGAGGAACACAAGGAGAAGAAGAAGAAGTTCATCAAGCAGGCACGCTGGCGAGCCCGGATGCGGCAGGGGATTGTCGTATGAGACTTCGACATTTCTGGCGATATTTACGGTGCTGGGGACGAGGACATATCATCTTTGTTGCCCATGATCTAGGACATGTCGCGGATTATACAAATGGTGGGTGGTTCCTTTGTGGGTACTGTCACAGTAGCTTGTGGCTTCCCCCTACCTTCATGAAGTGCGAGAAGTGCTGATGATCGAGTGGATTCACACTGGGAAGAAGGAACCCATCTATGTTCAAGTCATCTGGACCGACGCTGCGTCCGATAATACGTTTTCATGTACCATATCTGAAGTCGGTAAACGCGCTACCCTTATGCACCACCGACAATCTGATGGACGTTTGGTGTTCGTATCTACAGAAGGTAGGGAGGCCAAGGTGGTTCTCGCGTCACTCTATGATGCGCCCGATACAGCAGATGATGAAGCGACCGTAGAGAACTTCATGGTCATCCCGTGGGGCTGGGTCGAACGGATCAAGATGATTCGTGGTCCGGTGATTTACGAGCGGGACGTTCCCGAAAGTCGTACAACCGCAAGAGCCAGCCGGTCACGAGTAGTAGAAGAAGAATGAAATCACCAGCGCCAAGTATGGCTGATCGTAGGAGGGTTTGCCTTCGCGCCTTCGCTCGCATGGGCGAACTCCTGTTCGGCAGGGGATGGTATAGCGCCAGCAGCGGGTGGGAGAACGCTCTTACTCTCCTCGACACTCAACTTGAGAAATACGAACAGTCGCTTAACGAGGACTTGAATCGAATTGTCTGGCAAGTTCCTCTCGAATCCGTGCCGCTTCGCAAGGCCGACATCGACCCTTACGTCTTAGCTTCTTCAGTCCGCGTGGCGTCTCCACGAACTCCATTTGCTCGCTGTCTCCCTCCAGGAAATGAGGATTAGGACAGCCCCACTCGATCCCTTGTAAGTGAATGAAGCGCGGCTCAAGCGGCACGTCGCAGCTTGGGCACATCTGAATCGTCGGAATGCTACTCGTCATCATAGGCAGGATCGTTATACACGTCTGTCTCGTGACGCGCAATCGAGGCGTCGATCTCCTGGCGATGCTCAGGGTACCGCTGATAGAGTGTGTTCAACTGATCGTTGGTGATCCCCTTCCGCGCCTGCTTCTGCTCCTCGGTCGCGGGTTCGATCGCGTGTGGCACGCCACCAAGTGCTTTCCCGAATGACACGAGCGGGTGGTATTGCTTCTGCCGTCGTGGGAAGCCCGTCTCATTGTCGATCTGCCATGCCTCGGGACTGTTCGTCGCCATGGAAATGAGCGACGCAGTATCCGTAGGCACACGCCCTTGGGATACCATGTCCCGTACCGTCTGGTAGGGCCAGAAGGATCGGAGGAACGATTCAGCAAACGAGGGACGCTCGAACGAGTCGGCAATCCCTCCAGTCTTGGGGTCGATCTCTCGACCCGTGTACGAGGACATCGCGCCACGGTAGCGTTCGCGCGTGAACAGGTTGACCCCCAAGGCTTGTTCCAGGGCTACCTTGATGACCGGATTCATCATCTGGACCATCTGCTCACTCAGATGGCCGTCCATCTGAGAGAAGGGATTCAATCCCTTCGTGCTGTACACCCACACACGCTTCTTGCCGGGATTCTCGGGATCACCCGCATCCTCGGCACTGATCGGAATGGAATCTTGAAACTGTGACGGCACGTCACGGTTCCATTGCAAGCCGAACATCTTCAACTGCTGGTGTAAGTCCTCAGTCGCAATCTGTCCAAGCTGCCGTGCGACCTGACCCTTGAGAGGGTGCTCGAAGGGGTAGCGCGTGATGAGGTCCGTCGAGTGCTTGAAGAACTTGTAGTAGGGCGTGAGACGCCGGAACATCATGCGCTCCAGCGGAGTTGTACGCTCGTAGTTGTTGAAGAACCGGTTCACCTGGCGCAAGCCTGCGCGGTATTCAGGGACCTTCATGGTGACAGTCGCGCCCGCCTTGGCGAACCCGTCGATCTTCTCGGCCAAGTCCATCGCAGCACCCATGTGCCCCGTCATCCGTGCGACGCGTGTCGTGGCGTTGTCGGACAACTCATAGAACAAGGCCGCGCCACGGAAGGCGCTTTCAACGTTACCGTTCACTTGCTGCATTTTCGCAGCCCAGTTGCCAAGCATGCGGACGGGTGCCGTCGCAGCACGCCCGAGCATCCCAAGCTCGCTGCCTGTGGTCTGTACCTTGTGACCAACGGTACCCGTGGCAGCGTTCAGGGAGAGTTGCAACCCACCCGACCGAATCCCTGGAAGGTCGAATACCTTCGCGAGCTTCCCCGATCGCTCACTTGTGAGCAAGCCTGCCTTGTTCCCCATGGCGATGCCCATGTTCGTGAGTGCCGTCAGCCCCCGTGGTGTAAAGGGATGGACGCCCATCATGGCCGCGAACCCTGTGTTCCCCACGATGTTGTTCACGACGCGTGAGACACGGACATTCAAGTTCGTCCAGTTCCACCATTGGGTTGCCCCGTCGATGGCGCGGATTACGCTGTTGGCAGATGGCTCCATGGAATCGCGGAGCGTCTTGAACGAGTGGCCCAGGGCGGTAGGGATCTTGTACAGGGGAATCTCTTTCCGCAAGCGGAAGATGTCACCCTTGTCGGCTTGGCCAACCATCGCGTGCATGATGTCCGCGAAGTTGACCTGACCTACGGGCGTACCCGCAGGATAGTTGATCCCACCGCGCGGGCCAGTGGCCGTCGAAGGATGCGAGCCGGGCGGGCCGGTCACATGGTCGATGGTCATTTCACTGGCCTTCATGCCCGTCGTTTTCTGGTCGATCGTCTCCATCAGACGGGTGAGCATATGTTGGCCATGCTCCTCAACCAGATCATCCGTCAGCATCAAGCCAGGATGGAACGGCTGGTGCGTACCCTTGATGACATCGGGGTCCGTTTTCCAGTTCCACGTTTTCTTCTGTCGCGAAGCGGTGCCCGCCTTGACGGCATCCTCAGCAGCCTCGTAGGACATCTGCGTCCAGGCTTTCCCCTTCTCCATCGAGGAGTATGCTCGCAGCAACTGGTTGATGGGGTCTTGGTGCTCCATCACCCCGGCGCTGTACAGCGCGTAGGTGTTCTCCTTGTAGGGAGATGCCTCACCCATGCGCTCTAGGATGTTCGAGATCGTGCTTTGCTCGCGCGTATAGACTTCCGCAGAGTGCGGAAAGTACATACCACCTTGCGGACCCATGAGGGTAACCGCTTCCTCGGGAGTCGTCCGTGTAGGACGAGGGAGTCCAGCTTCGGCATCACGCGCGGTCGCGAACATGTTGGACTTGACAGCAGCTTCAATGTCGCCACGGTACTTACGCTCCTTTGCGATGTCGAGCGAGGTCCGCATTTCCCCGGTCGCGACACGCTTCTGATGCTCCATGTTATCGACAAGTGCCTTGTTGACACTTTCGGTGATGAAGGACTGCACCTCGGGATGGAAGGGATCGAAGTTGTCCCCGAGAAAGCCATGAGCATCGTTGAAGGCTTTCTCCATCGCGGTCTGCTTGACCTGATCGGGCGTGAGTCCACGCATGTACTCAAGTTCCTGCTGGAGCGGAAGATACTTTTGACGCGCAGCTTCGAGCGCATCGGGACGAATGGTGTCCCCTTTCAGGGGCACCCACTCACCCGTGTGCGTCATCAACTGCTCGCTGATGGGGCGCTCGAAGTTCACCCGCCCGCTGACGTAGGGGCGGAACACCATCTTCTCGGCTTCGTTCAGGCCCTCGAATACGGCATGCACGTCACGCTCATGCTTCGCCTCATGGGCTGACATGATGGCGCTACGCTCTGCGATACCATCCGTGACGCGTTGCGTAGCCTTGAGCCCCGCGACAACCTCGGGCGCGAACCGGTTGAGGATCTTCTCACCGCTGTTGACTGCGATGTTGATGGGATCGAGCAACTTTGCACGCGCGGTCTGGTTCTCGAAGAAGTCAATGGTTTTCGTGGCCTTGGCCGCGTTGCGAGTCGCGTCAAGAAAGACTTGCCCGACTTCGGTCGCGGGCGCCCCGGATGCCACCGCCAATGCCTCGGCAGCGCGTCCACCTTCGGCCAGGCCGCGCGTACCAGCGGTCGCCGCCCTGGTAGCTAGGCCCAGGCCCCCGGTCGCAACCTGGGCCAAAAGAGACGCATCCATGAGGGTATCGAACGGCTTCTCGTAAAAACGCCGCGCGAGCATTTGCGGGACGTTCTCGTCCGGGTGCGGGGTGTAGTTCTCCTTGTAGCTGTCGTACATCGCCCCTGCAATTTTCGTGCCAGTGTCGATGGGGTGCTTCGTAGCCTCGTAGGTGTTGACGGGATGCCGTACAGGATAGGTTAGGGCAAGGAATGTGCCCTTGGCGAAGTCCTCGACGTTCGAGCCGAGGTTGGTAAGGAACCCATGGACGTTCGGCAAGCCATCTTGGATGGGCTTGTCGAGGATCTTGGGCTGCATCTCACTGATGACGCGACGCCCGGTTTCGTCATCGACGTTGAGTGTTTCACGCTCGTAAGGACCGTAGGCTTCGGGGTCCTTCTCTGCTTCAAACGTCGGGTCGAGATAGTCTTGAAGATCGGCCAGGGCCATTAGAACTTCCCAAGCATGTTCTCAATGGCACGGATGCCAAGCATCTTCTTTCCGACAGCGCCTGCGGCTCGCTTCATCCCAACACCTCCAACGGCAGTCGCAATGTCACCAGGCAAGCGAGGTCCATAGAACGAGGCAATGTCTTTCGCCATTCCACCGGCACCTGACTCACCAGAACCATGGCGTCCCTCACCACCAAGGAATCCTTCGATGTCCTCGAACAACCCACCAGCCTTCCCACCTTCAGCAATGACAGAACGCGGTGGCGGCTTCGGGGGCTTCTTCCCCGTGGCATACTGTGCAGTGCGTGGAAGTTCCCCGCCATCCTTTGTCAGAGCTTCTGAAAGAACTTGCTGATGATTGTTGTCAGCCTGCAAGTGATCGTACGTAGTGATCGCTTGTGGGTTGGGTCCCCCTTCGGGATTCGCGAATGACGAAGGCTGGGTCGGATCGGAGTCAGACAGTGGTCTCCGGATGACATCAGGGATGAAGAAGTTCGGATCGAGACGCTTGGTGTGAATCTCCTTGGTCGTACGAATATGTTTACTAATGTTGTGGTCAATGAGTACAGCTTCTTTTCCTGTAATCTTCTGCTTCAACAGCGTACCATCCATGAGTTCCTTGTTCAGTCGCTCACGCGCTTTGTTCCCGCCAGCGGTACGACCATACTGTATTAACTCATCTGCATACTGCGAGAGTTTCTGTGTATGCTCCATGTCGTGCTCATCTTTCATGGCACGATCCGTAGCACGATCAAGCTTACCCTCGAACATCTGCTCCGAGTTCGACATGCCTGCACGCTTTTCACCCTGAGCAGCACTTCCAGCTGGCGCAAGGTCGTGCATGTTCATGTTCATCAAGCCATAAGCAGGATGGCGAGACTCGTCAGCATGTGCATCGGTTCCGAGGCGGTGTTGTTGCTCGTCGCCAAGTTCCTTGTTAGTGAGATTCGTGTAGTAGGGCTCGCCAGCTTGACCGGTCCCCTGGCGGTATCGACGTGCGTCCTCACCAGGTGGGGTTGCATTGACCCCGTCACGCCCAAGAATCTTCAGCGCTGCCCCGACGTTCTCCTTGAATCCTTCGGGGTCCAGCTTATAGCGTGTGCCAGCATCCTTCTCGAACACACCAAGAGACATCAACTGCGCTACTTTGTCCTTGTTTGATGTGCCATACTGTGCCACAAGCGCCTCACGCCCAGCAATCGCTGCGGCGTTCTGTGTCGATGTCAGCCCCTCGCTTACTGGCTTCTTGGGCTTCGTCCAGCCACCTTCCGTCAGGTCAGGCTCGTTCTCGGTGAGTGACCGAAACGACGACGATGGTCCCGCAAATGTCGAAGGTCCCCCGAACCCTGAAGGGGCCGAGAAGTCAGCGTTATCCCGTGGTGGCATCCGTACATTCTCCTACGTAGAGGGCAATTTCCGCTGAACGGCGGGAGCGTAGTTCGCGCTGCTTCGTCCACTTGCGCATTTCATCAGGGACGGCGCAGCAATGACCGTGATTCAACTTGCGAAGAAGTGTGGACTTGGCGAAGGCACCCACACCGACGTTGTAGACGAAACTAACCAGGGCATCGAATTGCTCCTGACGCAGTGGGACCTTTACGTAGGTGTTGACCGCAGCCTCGGCCAAGGCTACATCGCCCTTGGCGAGTTCAATCGCAGCCTCGTGTGACAGGCATATCGTCTTGAGTTCGGGCTCGTCATCCTTGATAAGATGTCCAATCCCGATCGTCATGTGTCCTGCGGTATCGTGGTACGCCTTCGCGCGATACCCCTCAACCTGTTCCAAGTGATTGTAGAAGTACGGGCTGACGATCATTACTCGTCTCCGTCGTCCGCCTTTGGATCGTAGGCAGCTTGGGCATCGGTTAGACGCTTGGCATATTGCTGTGCCGTTTCTCGGTCAGTCTTGGGCATGCTCTGCCGTGAAGGACGTTCCTTCGCCTTTTCCTTTTTCGACTCGACTTCCTCAATGCGCTTCGACTTCGCTTTAGAGCGTACGCCAACATCTGTATCGCCCATGGCCTCGGCCATCTGCTTCTTCTTGTCGGCCACCAGGCCCACCAGGCCCGGAAAACTAGCCACGAGTCACCGCCTGCGCTGCCAACTGCACGATAGTTTCGAGAGTACGATTTGCCACGTTGATTCCTTCCTTTCGTGCCGCATCAGTGACGGCTTGCTTGACGGCATCGAACTTGGCATCCCCGCCAATTGTGTTCAATGCCTCGACCTGGACGGCCTTGTTCCGCGCAACATCGAACAGGATACTTAAGCCAGCGGCAGTTATTTCATGCAGAAGCACACCAAGCGCATCCTTGACGACCTGGCCACCAGTCGTGCCAAAGAACGCACGAATCTTGGTCGCGATTGCACTGAAAAACTCCTTGATTGACATACAGCCTCCTTACAATTTGCCAAAGGGTCCACCACCAGACGCAACCCTATCGAATGAGTCGTTACTGTGGAGTGCAGGACTACCTTCAGGAAGTTGATACTTGATTTGGTGCTGCTTGATGGCGTAGTCCTTTGACCGCTGCACCATGTCTTTCCACTTCGCGAGCTTCGCGGCATCGACGGTTTGTTCATCGGCAGTTGGGGTGATCGCCGTCACCCCTGGCCGACTCATGGATGCTTTGAGGTCAATCGTTTCCAGCGCCTGCTTGAGTTCAAGCGCACGTTGGCGATCTTCGTCCTGCCGGACCAGAACTGCTTTGGAGAAGTTCGCCATCTAGGACCCCGGAGACTTGAGCGCAGCCGCGATCTTGTCCTGCTTGCCAGCCTGGCCGATGACCGTATAGCCAAAGGCAATCGCAGCCCATGCGGCACCCGCCTTCTCATTCGAGAAGTGCCCGCCTGCCACCATGTCGAGCACGAGGATGACACCCCCAAGAATCGAGGATGCCCCGCCCACGTACATCCGATAGCCCTGAAGCCACGACTGTTTCACAAGGGCGTCGAAAACCCACCCCATCAATGCAACCAAACCCTGGTTCATGGTACCTCCGTGACGTTACTCGCTACTTTACCACCACTTGTCGGCTTTGGCAAGCGGTCAAGCTGGCCCTCAATACGCTCCAATCGACGAAGGATTTCATCGAGTTTGGTCGTCGTTTTGAGGTCTACCATGTGCTCTACTTCGGACATGCTAATCGCGGCAACTGCCAGGGCATTGACGTGGCGGTCCATGGCGAGGTACCCGGTAGCCAGGGCAAGTACGATAGCAACAATGGCACCACTAAGTCCGACAATATGCTGGAGTGTTGCGTTTTTGGGCATCCTTTTTCCTACTGATTCACGAGTATATAATTGCCTGTAGGAGTCATGGAGTTCGCAGCGTTACTCACACCAGCCATATGGATACATGATTTATTCCAAACACGAACACCAGGATTTAGGAGTACGTTCTGTGGGAGCATTGATGCACTGAATAGTGCGTTCGGCAAGGGAACTGAACCCAGTTCACGATAGATTATGAGTGCCATGGTACCCGAGGTATAGGTGGTACCAAGTGTGATTTCCGAGATTGATCGAATACCACGATCGCCTGCCGCAAGCGCAAAAGGCATGAACGTCCCGATCACGGGAGTTGCGGGTGCTTGCATGCCAACCAGGGCCTGGAACGTTGCCGTATTTCCGGCATTGTTGTCGCTATCTACATAGGTCAATGTCGTATTGGAAATGGTCGCTGCATTGCCCAGTGCCGTGAGTGCATACAGTGCAATCTTGTATCCATCACCATTGGTACTTCCATTATCATCACGTGCGGGCATTGCGCCGGATGTAATGGCTTGCGTTGTTGTGGTGGTAACTGTTAAACCTGTTTCGATCCATACAATGTCGATAATTTTGAGGAACGCAGTGTTGGCAGTCATGAACGTCGCCTGTGATAAGTAGAAGCCACCACTCGCTGGACTTATAAGTACCTGTGCACCCATCTCTGAGGCGCCATAGGGATTTGCATTGTTCGAGGCGACTGAACAGTCAGTAGTGAAACCATTTATCCCCGGTGCTGGCGGAAGCCATGTACCTGGATTGCCAGCATCTTTAGCAAACATGTACCAGTATCCGGCAGCATCCGTTACTGTTGAGGCTTTGTAGTAGCCAAGGTTAAATGCGTTGATACCGGCACCAACTACACTGGCAAGTTTTTCACGACCACCAGCATCACGCGCGAAGAAGCCGCGTGTTTCGCTAAAGATTGCTGATTCCCCCGCTTGAAGTGTGGTAGTGTAGAGAAAGCGTTGTGTCGCATTCGCGTCGAAGATAAAATTCATCGTTTGTGACGCAGTAGTTGAACGGTTGAAGATAGTACAATACTTCACTTGGCGTTGCTCGTTTGCAGCGGGCGCCGCAACAATAGTTGTGGTAGTCGCTGTAGTAGTCTGCCCCGATTGGTTCCCAGGCACGAACGTAGTCGTCGTGTGGTCAGCATATTGACACTCGAAATCCGTTGCGGCAGTCGAACTCGTAATGAGTTTGAGGGTATCTGGTGCCGACGCGATGTTCGTGAGAATGATCCCACCCTCGGCCCGTGCCAGGGAAGGCAGGACCAAAAGCAGGCACAGTACAAGAATGAGTCGTTTCATGATTCCTCCTAGAATCGTAGTGATACCCGCGACATCACTTGCGGGTGCGTTAAGAACTCGCCCACCGCCCAGATGAACGTTGGGTTCCAGATTTCTGCCACGCCAACCCCGAGGAGGAAGGCGAGGATGATGGTTCGTTGCTGCTTGGTCATATGTCCTCCTATGTCAGCGAATCATGTCCCATAACCATCGGGTGTGTTTCGCCCGTAGCGGTCGGGGTTGGAGTTGGCGTCAAGGTTGGCGTTACAGTCGGAGTGGCTGTAAGAGTCGGGGTAGGTGTTGGCGTAGGTGTAAGCGTCGGTGTAGGCGTAGGTGTTGGCGTCGCGGTCGCGGTTGGGGTGGCGGTTTCGGTCGGCGTCGCGGTCAGCGTCGGTGTCGCGGGCTCGGTTGGTGTCGCGGTCTCGGTGGGGGTGGCCGTGAGCGTCGGCGTCGCGGTGGGCGTCGGGGTCGGCGTAAGTGTGGGTGTTGGAGTCAACGTTGGAGTCGGCGTTACTGTTGGGGTAGCTGT